GAAGAAATTCTAGAGTACGTGTTTCGTTTGAATTACATCCTTTACAAACTAGCCTTTTCACTTTAGGCTTTTCGGGAGCAACCTCTTTGGTCGCTGTCTCCTGAGTTTTGTCTTCTTCCGTCAAAATTGCAATTTGTGGAGTAGTACTTGAAGTAGCAAAACTCGGTGTTGGCAGTGTTGCCGCTGATGTCGCAACCGCACCTAAAAGAGATACGGCTACAGTTGAAAGGTTTCTTAGCATTAATTTTAATAGAACTCTACATCCGTATAGGTAAAGGAGAAGTTCCCCTTTTCAGGGGCAGTACCCACGGCTCTAAATGTCACGTCAAAGACTCATAACGATTACCCTGCTCATAACAGGGATTTTACATAATAAGTGATTATTTAGGATTTGTCAATCAATGAACATCAATTTCATGATCATCAATCCAATCTAGATTTTGAATGGAGATATAATCGATTTCATCAACATCATCAGGAATATTGATCCATTCATCAAACTCAGCCGCAAGAGCACGGGCATTGCGATGCCTATCTGCCTCATGCAAAAGTTCAATCTTTTTCACTGCCCAGTTACGAATATCTGAAAGTTCTTGGTTATGAATAGTCACCACTTCCTCTTTTTCTTCCTCTTGATGTGATTGGACTTCTACTTTTGGTTGCCCTACCTCCGGTTCTGATTCTTCTGCCTGAGAATAATTTTCAGTTACAACTACTCTTCTATCCTCCTTTGCGAGATTAGCAGCAAGTTTAAATAGTGCCTTAAAAAATTTCATGATAGTAGATGGGTATACGAGTATTCTATATCAAAAAAGACCCCTTGTGGAGTCTTGTGGACAGTTTAGAAAGTGATTATAGATAGTTCTATCAATATGTATGTTTTAATGTCCTGGAAATATAACAATCAAGAATTTACAGAAACACCAAAGGATATGGAAGGATTTGTTTATATTATTACAAATCTAACTAATAATAAAAAATATATTGGTAAAAAACATTTTTGGACTCGTCAAAAAGATCGTAAGACAGGTCGTAGAAAAACGAAAGAAAGCGATTGGCAAAAATACTTTGGATCTTGCGACGAATTAATTGAAGATGTAAAAAATCTAGGAGGAGATAAATTTCTCCGAGAAATACTTTACTTATGCCCTCATAAAAAATCTATGAGTTTTTATGAGACTATGGAACAATTCAAAAGAGATGTAATCTTCAAAGAAGATTATTATAATACGAATGTTGAAGGTAAGTTTTTCAGTAGTGAAGTTGATAGGATTTATAATTTAGTTGGAAAGAGTTTATTATTAGAAACTCTTTAGATAAACCATTTTCAAAATAATGCTCCTCCAACGGCACCGTCCATTTTACAAATACTTTTTAGGTATTTATAAGTTCCTTGATACTCCAACCATTTTTTCTTGGTCCAGTCCTATCATACTTAATAGCAGCACTCATAGTTGCATATGAAATATTTTTTAACTTACAAAACTCTTTAAGTTTTCCAGTTATTATAAACTCTTCTCCTTGAGGAGAAATTAATATCCAAGTTTTTGCTGATGGAGATACAAACCCATTTGCAAATCTTGCCTTTGCTCTTTCACTTATTTTTCTTTTTCTTTCTTCACTACAAGGAACTCCATAACTTGGATTATTCTTACCAGATACTTTCTCACTTATTTTCTTTTTAGTTTCCTCTGTGTGTTTTCTTACGCCACCATAGTTTCCCCTTTCTTCTTTGGTCTTTAATCTTTTTTGGATTTGTTCCTTCCACTTATCTCCATATATTTCTTGATAGGTTCTACCATTTAACCTTGGTGGCCTTGAACTTTCGCAAATATTCGTTAATATTCCACCTTCATCAATATCTCTTTTTCCATATTTTTTGATTAGTTCCTCTTCATAATCATAAGCATCATTTTCTTCCTCAAAATATTTAACTATTTTGAATTCAGGTTCATAACCTTCCTTTCTTATTTTTTTAATTTTATCAAACTTTTTAAAGTTGTCTGATTTTGCCCTTGATTGTTCTGATAAATGAAAATAGACCCGATTACCTTTACCCTTTCCAACATAGAAAGGAAGATTAACTCTCGGGTCTATTAATTCGTAAACATAATACATTTTAACAAACTGAACTCTAATAATATTATATAAATAGTATTAGAGTTCAGTTTGTTGTATTTGTCAAAGTTTAAAATCAGCAAATGTATTCGCAGCAACATCCTGTTTAATACCACCTACTATATAACTCTCAACTTCCGTTTCTTGTGGACTTACCTGAAGACCTTTGGAAGAAATCCAGTGCTGAGTCCAAGGAAGTGGGTTATTGTTTGCAGGAATATCATAAGCAGGTTTGAAGCCAATTGCTTTCATGCGACGATTAGCAATCCACTCAACATACTGCTGAAGAAGTTTATCATTAAGTCCAATCATACTACCATCTTTGAACAGATAATCTGCCCATTTTTTTTCTTCATTTACAGCACGATCAAACATCTTATAAACCCATTCTTCCTCTTCCTTTGCAATTTGTTGCATTTCTGGATCATCACCTTCTCTCCACTTATTCAGAATATTCTGAGTAAGTGCTAGATGTTGATTTTCGTCTCTTGCGATGAGTGATATGATTTTTGCAGATCCTTCCATAAGTTTGAGTTCACCAAAAGCAAAACTACAAGCAAAACTAACATAGAAACGAATACCCTCAAGAATATTAACGTTTGCAATAGCTCGGTAGAGTTTTCTTTTGACCTCGTTGAGATTTTCCTTTGCATAAGTGACTCCCTCAAGTCTATGCTTCCATGACTCGGAAGTACCATAAAACTGTGCTGAATTAATAAAGTCATTATATGATTCTGTAACGCTCTCAGCACGTTCTAGAATGCGTTCGTCGTGGATGATGGTATCAAATACATCAGAAGGATCTGAATATACATTCTTAATGATGTATGTATAGGAACGACTATGAATCATCTCCATAAATTCCCATACCGTCATACATGCTTCCAATTCTGGAAGCGAGCAATATGGAAGAAATGCCATTCCAGGCCCACGCCCTTGAACAGAATCAAGCATGATCTGATACTTCAAATTTGAAGTATAAATGTGCTTTTGTTCGGGGCGAAGTGTTTGATAATCCCCACGATCTTTTTGAAGAGAGACCTCTTCAGGTCTCCAAAAATATCCTAGTTGTTGAGTTGTAAGTTTATCAAAGATTGGGTACTTATAAGTATCATATCTTTGAACTCCTAATGGTTTACCAAAGAACATTGGTTGTTTTTTTGTGTTGACTTCTTCAGTGTTAAAAACAGTCATTCCTTTAATAGTTTCATGTTCCTTGGTTGCCATAAAATCGTACTGCATACTTTTTCTCTTCTAGATTTAAAAAATTTACCAAATAATATCAAATTTTACAAGACTCACAGTCTTCTTCATTTCCTAATTCAAGAATTTGATTAATTAAAGAATCCACCTTATCTAATTTATCTTCGGTGATTTCGTCAGTTTTAATATCATAAGTGTTTTGATAATAACTTGTTTTCCAACCATACTTATATGTGGTTAAAAGATCTTGTGCCATTATGCTAACAGGAACTTCATTATTGGCATAATTCTCCGGATTATAGGACCAGTTTCCAGAAATCGCTTGATCGAAGAATTTTTGCATAACAGCAACAATATTGATATAACCAGTATTGCTAGGCATATCCCAAAGAAGCGTATAATTGTTCTTAAGTGTTTGATATTGTGGAACAATTTGCTTAAGTGGTCCTTTCTTCGACTTTTTAATGGACAAGTAACCGCGAGGTGGTTCGATTCCGTTGGTTGCGTTTGACACAACGGAACTGCTCTCCGATGGCATCTGTGCGGACAGTGTTGAGTGCCTGAGACCGTGCTCCAGGATGGATGCTCTAAGTGATTCCCAATCATGCTCTAATGGAATGGAAGAAATTTCATCTACGTCTCTTTTATATGTATCAATTGGTAAAATACCATCAGCATATTTGGTACGTCCAAAGTGTTCACAGTGCCCTTTCTCTTTAGCAAGTTGATTAGATGCTTTTAGAAGATAATATTGAAATGCTTCAGAAAGTCCATGAACAGCATCCCATGCCTCCTGAGAATCATACTTGAATCCAAGTTTAGCAAGGTAATGAGCAAGGCCAATATAACCAATTCCAAGAGAACGACGACGCTTAGTGAAGTTCTCTGCTGCTTTTACTGGATAATGCTGATAATCAATAATTTCATCTAGAGCACGAACTGAAAGATCACAAAGTTCTTCTAGTTCTTCATCAGATTTCACTTTACCGACATTGACCGCAGAAAGAATACAAGTTGCAATTTCTGCATAATTATCATCATCAATATGTTGAATTGGAGTTGTTGGTTCAGTAATTTCCTGACAAAGATTACTCATAGTAATTTGATCCTTATAAGAACTATGAGAATTGCAATGGTCAATGTTCATAATGTAAACACGACCAGTTTCGGCACGTTCTTTTAGAAGGTCAAGAATAAGTTCTTGTGCCTTAACAGTTTTCTTTTTAATTGATGGATCATTTTCATATTTGATATAGAGATCATCAAATTCAGGAAGACCAAAGACTTCATAAAGTCCAGGAACATCATTTGGAGAAAATAGTGTAATATTTCCGTCCTCAATAAACCTTTGATAGAAGATTTTGCTTAATTGAATAGAATAATCCAATTTACGAACACGATTATCTTCTGTTCCTTTATTATTTTTTAGAACAAGAATGTCCTCTATTTCTTGATGCCAGATTGGAAAATGGACAGTAGCTGATCCACCACGGATTCCATTTTGTGTGCAGCATCGTACAGTTGATTCAAACTTTTTAAGGAAAGGAACAACGCCAGTGTGCTGAACTTCTCCACCTCTGATTTTAGAGTTGATTCCACGGATTCGACCCGCATTAATACCAATACCAGCCCTTTGTGCGACATACCTGCCAATAGCCATATCGCTACTAAAGATACTATCGAGGGTGTCATCAACATCAACCAGAACACAAGATGCAAATTGACGAAGGGGTGTTCTAACTCCCGCCATGATTGGTGTTGGGATGTTGATTTTGTGTTTGGAGATTGCATCGTAATATCTCTTAATATAAGATAGACGAGTTTCTTTAGGATATTCTGCAAAAACAGTAAGAGCAATCATTATATACATGAATTGTGGAGTTTCATATACCCCACCACTACTTCTATCTTGAACTAGATATTTATCAACTACTTGACGAAGACCTGCATAAGTAAACAGATAATCCCGGTCATGATCAATATAAGAATCAGCCTTTTTAATTTCTTCTTTAGAATATTTGCTGTAAATATCACTATCATAAACTTGAGCATTTACGCAATTATAAATGTGTTGCTCTAATGATGGGAGTTCTTTCATTCTTCCGTAAATTTGCTTACGAACAGAAAAAAGAAGAAGGCGGGAGGCGACATATTGATAATTTGGGTGATCCAAATCGATTAGATCACTTGCACTACGAATAAGAATTTCTTGAATTTCTTTTGTAGTAATTCCATCATAAAATTGAATACCAGAAGTCATTTCAACTTGACTCGCAGAGACCCCTGCAAGACCTTTACATGCCTCTTCAACCATAAGATGCATCTTATCAAGATCTAGTGGTTCAACTGTTCCATTGCGTTTTTT